ATGAAATGTCGGCAGATATGGGTGACCCTAAGAAAATCGCACAGGAACTTGACGTTTCATTTATTGGGTCAGGTGGTAATGTTATTGAAGATGAATATATAGTCTACCACGAAGAGAATTTCGTCTCCGATCCAAATTTTTCTGCGGAGGCAGAAAAGAGTATGTGGATATGGAAAAAACCTGAAGTCGGGCACAAATACATAATGGGTGTGGACGTTAGTAGAGGGGACGGTAAAGATAGTTCTACTATTGTTATATTAGACTTCGAAAACTTAGAACAAGTTGCAGAATTTAAACATAAGTTACCACCCGATATGTTGGCGGAAATTGTTTATAAGTATGGTAATATGTATAACGCGTATACTATTGTGGATATTACTGGAGGTATGGGTGTGGCAACAGTATTAAAACTTCTGGAGATGGAATATGAATATCTACATTATGATGACCCTAAAAGTAGAAAATTATCTGAAAAGTATTCGAAGACTGTATACAAACAAGGTGATAAAGTACCGGGATTTAATGTTGGTAATACTCGTCTACAAATGGTTTCTGAATTAGAAGAACATATTAGAGAAAATAAAACTATAATACGTTCACGGAGATTAATATCAGAACTTAGAACATTTGTTTATAAAAATGGTAGACCGGATCATATGGAAGGTTTTAATGATGATATTATTATGGCATATGCAATGGCAATATTCATTGTACAAACATCTTTTAAAAAATTAGAACAAGTGGAAAAACAAACTAAGGCAATGTTAGAGAGTTGGGTAAATGTGTCAAACATCCAAAGTAAACCAATGATTAATGGACAACAACACATTAATCCCTTCTATACTAACACACCAACGTATAATCCAGTCCACCCCAATAATGGTAATAATGATAATGGTGAATACAACTGGTTATTCGGAATTAAATAGAATGTAAACATTTAGAATTTTGATATATTTATTATAATAGTAATAAAGTATATTTAAGTAAAAATGGCAAAAAAAACAATATTCCAACAATTAAACGATTTATTTGGCCCAGAGGTTGTGAAACCGCAAAATAAATCAAGGTATTCAATTAACGATAAAGAACTTCTTAAAACTAAATCTAAAGAAGAATATGATTTTGAAAAGTTAAAAAGACAACAAGATTCGTATCTTTCTAATATGTGGCAAAAAGTGGATAATGAAATCTACCAACATTCCATATATTATGAAACAACTAGGTTAGCATCTTATGCGGATTTTGAGGGTATGGAGTTTTTTCCCGAAATCGCCGCCGCATTAGATATAATGATGGAAGAATCTACCACATTAAATTCGGATAACAAAGTTATTAACATATTTTCTGAAAGTAGGAGAGTTAGAAGAATATTAGAAGACTTATTTTTTAATAGATTAGATATACATACATCATTACCTATGTGGACGAGAAATGTTTGTAAATATGGTGATGATTTTTTATTCCTCAATATAGATAGTGAAGAAGGGATTACAGGTGTTAAACAATTACCAAATATTGAGATTAGTAGAAAGGAAAATGAAGGTTTCGGTGAAAATCCTGCGAATGCCGAAACTGATAAAATTAACCCAATTAAATTTATATGGGGTCAAAGAAATATTGAGTTTAATGCGTGGCAAATCGCACACTTTAGGTTGTTGGGCGATGATAGGAGACTACCTTACGGAACTTCAATGTTGGAAAAAGCGAGAAGGATATGGAAACAATTGTTACTTTCTGAAGATGCGATGTTGATATACAGAGTAACGAGGGCACCTGAAAGAAGAATCTTTAAAATATTTGTCGGTAACATTGATGAGAAAGATGTACCCGCATATGTTAACAATATTGCGAATAATTTTAAAAGAAGTCCTGTTATTGATCAAAACACGGGGCAGGTAGACACTAGATATAATCAAATGGCTCAGGACCAAGACTATTTTATCCCAGTAAGAGACACAAACGCACCTTCACCAATAGAGACTCTACCAGGAGCATCTAACCTATCTGAGATTGCAGACATTCAATACCTTCAGAAAAAATTGTTTACTGCACTTAGAGTACCTAAACCATTCTTAGGATTTGAGGAGGTTAATGGTGAAGGTAAAAACTTAGCGTTACAAGATATTAGATTTGCTAGAACAATCAATAGAATTCAACAAGCAATGATACAAGAATTAAATAAGATTGCTATCATTCATTTATATATTTTAGGGTTAGAAGATGAGTTAGAAAACTTTACACTAACATTGAATAACCCGTCTACTCAGGCAGAGATGTTAAAGGTAGAACAAACTCAATTAAAGGTAACCCTATATAAAGATGTAGTATCAGATGCGGGTAATGGATTCGGAACAATGTCAATGACTAGGGCGAAAAAAGAAATTTTAGGAATGTCTGAAGAAGAAATAAGAAATGATTTAGAACAACAAAGATTAGAAAAAGCTGCCGCAGCAGAAATGGAACAAACCGCAACTATCATTAAGAAGACAGGTATCTTTGATAGGGTAGATAAACTTTATGGTGATTTTTCTACATTAACCGGTGGTGTACCCGCAGAGGGTGGTGGTGAAGAAGGTGAAGGCACAGGTGGTGATGACTTAGGTGGGTTCGGAACAGACACTGGAGGTGACTTAGGTGGAATCGGAACAGACACTGGTGGTGCAGAACCCGCACCAACCGAAGAGTCAATAAAGAAAAAAGACAATCTTTTATTAGAGCAAGGAAGAAGAAGATACGAAGAGAAAGTTAATAAATATCAAAGAATTTATTTAAATAGACTTATGGAAAGTTTAGATAAGGATGAAAGGGTTTTTAACTTAGATGAGGTAGAAAAGGATACTGAAATACTAAACTCTAAAATTAGTGATATGGCAAAAGAAATCGATAATTTAATTAAATAGAACTTTTTTATAAATTCAGAATATTTATTTATAAAAAAGAACATGGAGAATTTTGGTAATATTAAAGATACCTTTAAAAATTTAGTAGTAGAGTCTATAATTAAAAAAAACGAAAAGAGTAAAAAACTATTTTCTAAATTTTTAAAAACAATTAAAGAAAATAAAACATTAAAGAATCAATATCTAATTTATAGTAATTTACAAAATAGTAGGTTCGATGATGGTGTTGAGGCGAAAGAATTCGTTAAGGAGAATATTGAACTACTTAAAGGTTTAAACGAAGGACATATCGTAAAAGGTAATGAGTTTTTCGTTAAATTACTTAAAGGTAATAAAATCATAAAAGAAAATCAAGAATTCTATAATAAAATATCTTATTTAGTTAACACCGAAAAAACACCTTCGAATATTAAAAAAATTAATGAGACAATTAATTATATAGTTAAAAATATGTTAGAAAAAGAGGAAGTAAAAGAGGTTGTTACGGAAAGTGTATATTTACCATCTAGTGTGTTAACAAAATTGGCAGTAAATAAGTTTAATTCTAGATATTCTAACATTAGTGAGTCAGAAAAAGAAATCATTAAAACAGTACTTAATGGTACAAGTGAAGATAAAGAAAATATTTTCAATAAATTAAAAAGAGAGTGTATTGATGGTATCGATACTAAATTAAATGAGTCTTCTGATTTAGATCTTAAAGATAAACTATTAAAAGTTAAGGATAAACTACTGAACAATAGTTTCAACATAGATTCTTTTACTACTGATATTACAAGATTACACGATTTAAAAGAATCAATATAACTAATAAAAAAATAAGAAAAATGAAAAAAAGAGTAATAAGACTTAGTGAATCTGATTTACAAAGAATTGTAAAAAGAGTGATTAAAGAAAATATGATTAATGAATTAGGTGGGATGGACGATGGACACCCTAGATTCGGTGATGTTAAATTTTCTGATTTATCGAGAGACGAAATATTAAGAATGGGTGGTAGTGAATACTCAGAAGATTCTGACGATGATTTAACTGATGACAATGAATATTATGACTTTGATGGTGATATTGATGACTTAAAGGGTGGTCGTAGAGGGAAATTGCCAATTATGAGGTCAATGCCTTCACGACATAATACCGGAGATAGACCGTTCAGAAGAGGAAATAGAAAAATGTAAAAAAACGGATTAGGGCCGTTATTGTCTACGGACAAATATTACCCACTAGAGTTCGCTACTATAGTGGGTTTTATTTGCGATTAAATTTGACATTTCACGAATATTTTTGTATTATTATTAACAAACTTTTAAATAACAATACATGAAAAAAATTATGAATGAAATTAGGAAAAGAAATCAAATTAGATTTATTAGAAAACTATAAAACTAAGATTGGTACTGTTAACAACAAAGAATCAAAAAGTATCTATATTAATCTATCTGCGTGGGGCGAATTAGATGAATTAGACGAAAATCTAAATTACGAATATTTTTTAAGTAATTTAAGAAAAAAAATAAAACAAAAATTAAACAACTATCTAGATCAAGATTTATACTACAATAACAAATACATTGTAGATTTAGATATGAGAACTTCAGGACTATCAGTAGAAAAAAAAAGTTTTATGTCTTGTGAAATAACACTCTTCCAAAAAAGACATTATCCGTTAAACAACCCAAAAATTATAGATAGTACTAAAAGTATTATTTATAATGTCGTAAAAAATTGTATAGAAACCAATAACGTTTTTACTTTCCATAAGAGAAAAAAATAATTTTTTTAACATAGTGATATATTTATTATTAAAGTATATCACTATTATGGAAATATTAAAAAATAACGATAGCAATAAGAGGGGTGTCCTTATTGAGTATGATTCGGGATACATTTCACCAAAAGATAACCAGAACTTTATTAGTGAAATGACTAAACTATCAAAAGGGGAACCTATCATAGAGGAACCTTTGATAGTTTATGCGGTTATGCAAAAATATGGGGTAGAAAACAGAAATGGAAGAGTATACCCTGAAGCTATACTTAGACGAGAAGCGGAAAACTACCTTAAACTTATTAAAGAAAAAAGAGCGTTAGGGGAATGCGTACCTGAAGGTACTGAGATTTACACCACTGATGGGTGGTTTAAAATT